ACTGGCTGAGGCTGAGCATCAAGCAGAGAAAGGAGTGAAGTCGGATGATTAGTTTAAGAACTCTTGGCATAGTCAAGTGTATTGAGTGCGGCAAGGTATTTGACCTTGACATAGAAGAGCAAGCAGAAGATTGGTACTATGGCCACGACTGCTTCTTAGAGGAGGAAGATGATGAATAGTCGCATTTGTTGGGAGTGTGACCAGGAGCTAACAGAATATGACGAAGGTCATATAGTTACAGATTGGCAAGTCTATTGTGAAGATTGTTGGCAAAGAATGATGAAAGATAAGGAGGGATGAAATGGTAAACTTTGATTCACAAGATGAATACATAAACGAGTATTTAAAAATGGAAAAAGCGCATGATGATTATTTAAAAACGGAGTCAGAATACATCACGAAAGAGATGATTGAACCTCTCATTGGATGCAAGGTAATCCGTGGTTATGTAGACCAAGATAACTTTGAGGGCCAGCCGGTGTTCAGCCATCCATTCCCAGTGCTGGTATTCCAGCGTGAGGATGGACTCGAGATGCACTTCGTAATCTCAGCAGATGATGAGTGCAATCAGGGTGGCAGGTTGATGCAAGTTAGATAGGAGGTAACATGAAGATACTAGACCTAGAGCTGAGCGACAAAGAGGTAGTCAACATCTACACTACAGCACTCGAAGGTGGCATTGGATACTGGGCAGTGTGTGATGAGTACAAGTGGCAGCACTTGTACGAAGACTGGGATAACGACATTGTCAAACCGTTAGACCCAGACCAAGTACTAGTAGTGCTATCGGATACAGAAGAGAACGACTTCGAGAATGTAGAGCTAACGCCGGCCAAGATTAGAGCCGGCGCTAAGTTACTCATTGAGCAGTTCCCACACATGTATCAAATAGTTGACAACGAGTTCCATGTAGATGCAGATGGAGCTGATCTAATAGTACAGCTAGGACTATTCGGTGAGGTAGTCTACGGCTGAATAGATACGCCATGGCAGATGATTCCTTCCCATCTGCCATGGCATTTTTTTATTTTATTGCAGCACCGAACGCGCCAGACCTGACGATGGCGATCTTAGTTCGAGTACTCTTTCTTATTAGACTTACGCTCTGCGATTGCTGAGCTGGCTTTCCTACCTGGCGGAGGCGGCACGATTAAATCTTCTGCCCCAGGTACCCCTTCGTTAATCATCATCCGGCGTAGGCCTTCCAATGACTCGGACCACCCCTCGTCGTAGCCTGCATCGAACGCATCCTGTATGAGTTCGGAGATACTCTCTATTGCGTGGTCGCAAAGGTCGAAGCATCCGCAATCGATGGAAAGTTGCAACGGTTTAGTTACTGACATGTCACCCCCTAAAGCTTGCGGTCGACTTGACAAACTCGAGATCGCACACACCGGTCGGACCGTTGCGGTGCTTGGCAATCTTGCAGCTGACCACCTCAGACTGCTTGGTAAAGTCCGGCTGCTCCTTGCGCCAGAGCATGAGCACCATGTCTGCATCCTGCTCGATGGCGCCGGAGTCACGCAAGTCGGAGAGCCGTGGCTCGCCGCTATCACGGTACTCACTCATCCGGCTAAGCTGAGACAGCGCAATGATTGGCACGTCCAGCTCACGCGCAATACCCTTGAGCGCCCGGCTGATGTCGGCCACCTCGTTCACCCTGTTCTGATCCTTGCTATTGCGGTCAGGTATCATGAGCTGCAGGTAATCAACGATGATCAGATCAACGCCACGCTCAGCTGCAATCTTACGGCACTTCGACCGCATGACTGATGGGCTAGCTGTTGGCGAGTCATCAACGTAGATTCCGAGCTTTGATACAGTCTCAGCCCACTGCTCCAGCTCGCTCATCTGCACTAGGTCAATGCCGCCGTTGCGGATAGCAGCAAGCGGGATACCTGACGCTGACGATAGGATGCGTGCCCCAACCTGCTCAGCGCTCATCTCGATGGAGAAGATAGCAACCCTCTTGCCAGTAGCAGCAGCAGACAGCGCCATGCTAGTGGCTAGCGCAGTCTTGCCCACGCTTGGGCGAGCAGCCAGGATGATGAGGTCACTCTTCTGCCAGCCGCCAGTGATGGCATCTATCTGGCTAATGCCAGACCGAACTCCTGGGCGAAGGCCATCGATGACAATGGACTTCACCCTACCCTTGGTCATGTTCATCAAGTCAAGAGCGTCGTTCCACCGGGCAGCCCGTCGCCTGTTCCCAATCTGGAAGAGGATCTTCTCAGCCTCGTCGATAGCCGTGGCTGGATCCTCTGGCATGGCGTACGCAGTCTCGACAATCTTAGTGCCGGCCTTGACCAGGCCACGTAGCACAGCCATGCGCTCGACGATCTCGTAGTAGCTACGTGCATGAATAGACGTAGGCACAGCATCGGTTAGCTCAGCCAGGTACAGCATTGGTACTGACGACGTAGCCAGCGCATCCGACACAGTGACGATGTCCACTGCAGCGCCGGACGTGTGTACGTCTACGATGGCACGCGCAATCTTGACGTGCCGTGGATCGTAGAAGTCATCCGGCACTATCTCAAACTCAGACAGTACTGCCTGGTCGATTAGGATCGAGCCTAGTAGCGAGCGCTCTGCCTCAATAGAGTGCGGGGTTTGATGCATAGATTACCTCCTTGTCTAATACTGTAGTGCCACATACCTCCTCAAAGATGTCGCCGTGTACCAACTCTAGCCTACTCTCAATCTCAGCGCAACCCCAGGCGTCACAGTTGTAGCAACCTACTGATGTGGCCTGCTTGCTATCAGCCACCAGCCTTGGCTCATGGCCAAGCGTGATGGCGAACCTGATTGCAGCTGCCTCGAGCTTGCCAATCCTAGTCCGCTCCCGGAAATACTTATCCCTCTTGCTCATCATCTTCCTCCTTAACCCTATCCCACATGTAGCATGGCTTCATCTTGCCAGCATCTATCTGCTTGCGGTACTTGCCGCAGATCGGGCACTCGCCCACTCCGATGTCAGCGTCCTCTGTGTCGTACATCACGGACCTCCTTGATCGTTACCAGCACACTGCCTGTTGCCAACGTGGACAGTCGCATGAATGCTGCCGGGGATAAGTCTATCACATGTTTCGTATGTTTGCTACACAAGCAATCCCTTACCGTGACAATGACGCAGCGGTCCGGGTACTTTACCCGGCACACCTCTACCTTGTACGGCTTGTCGTAGAACCTGAAGCCTGGCACAGCTGCGTACCAGATAAGTTCGCCCCCACGCCCACCCTCAGAGATGGGGACGTAGGGGCTACAAGTATTGCGATACCCACCGTAGCAGCCCTTAGGACCGCCCGGTGTGGTATCGCCATACCAGGAGGCTAGGCCAGTCTGAACTCCCGTAGTTTGAAAGGCCATCGCCACCGCTAACAATAAACTAATCATCGATATCCTCCGTACTGCGACCGTTGAGGATGGCGTTCATCCTGCATACGTCACACGTACGGTAGTCCAGGTGTTCGTGCTTTGTCAAGGGGTCCTTCTTCTCAAGGCCACCCAGCGACTCATACTCGATACCGAACCTTCGACAATACTCGCGGATGCCAATACCCATACGCTTAGCATCCTCCTTAAAGAACTCAGCTGCGTCCTGATCTTGCTTCTTGGTCACGCCACTTCTCCGCCAGTTCTAATGCTAGCGCTCGAGCTGACTCCGGACCAAGCAAGTCAGTACCTTCCGCCAGGACAGTAGCCAATGGGTTGCTCCTGTCATGGTGTGCAACGTGTGCTTTCCATCCACCATTACTGTAGATAACAGTGATGGATGCAGCCTTCTTGCCGTTGATCAAGACAGGCATTACTTCAATCTCAGGAAGTGACATTGTCTTCCTCCCTCGATACCTTGCTCCACTCCCCTTGCCCAAGGGCAATGAGGATGGCAGCGTAGTTAATCGTATCGATCAGTGCGTCGTGCACCTCAGGGCCATACCAGTCTTTGTCTACTACCAGCTGCCCCTTCTCGATCTTGCCGTTAAGAGCATTTGCAATACGGCCAATCTTATCCATAGCCATACGCGAGAATACTCCGACAGGACCAAGGTTCTCTACGTTTCCCGGACCGTAAGATGCTTGGCGTGATACCATGATCTCGTGGGCCTCAGCGTAAATAGATTTGAAGTACTGACCGAAAGACTTCGGTACCCGATTACTTCCTGATTGCGACATAGATGAGGACTGCTGTGCTGATTGCTTGAGCAGGTCGATCGATGCCGATTGCAAGTCCCGCTGCTGCCGCAACCAGAGCTGGTCGTAGGCCGCTCGAGCTAACTGCTGCTTTCGCAGCTCGTACGACTCTTTCATATCCTTGAATATTCTCTTCTCTTCCATCAGGCGTTGTCGCCATTGGCGCCCTCCTTAGCTAGAATGTTTGCTGCACCTGCTGCAATCGCATCCGCATCTGCGATCTCCAACTCCTTGAGCCGGGTGCGAATAAGCTCAAAGATCTTTGCCCATGACACTGCAAGGTCAAAGCTATTCAGTTTCTTCCGTGGACGTTGCATCGTCGCCTCCAATCAAGTTGAGGAAGTCGGTCTCCTCAATGATAACTACTACCCTCCGCTTAGCCCCAGAACCTGGGGCATCACCGACTACGAGGAGCGGAACCTGATCCGCCTTACGAGGTACTGCCTGTAGCCATCGCCAGAACTTTTCGCTAAACATCTGACCGCACTTGGCCTGGATGTTGAACTGCCCAGCAGCTACATCCTCAGGCCCACCGTACTGGCCAACCCGCTTACCGCCAAACTTCTTGGCGACCTCCCGCTCGAAGGCATTACCCCTCGAGCGGTTGAGTCTCCCCCTGCGTGAGGCATCACTCACTTAGGACCTCCCTCACCATGTCTTCGTACGTGTCCTCTAGGAACACAGGCATTCCACGCCCTATGTACGCACCGGCAATGTTGTAGTCAAAGTACTCAACAGCATCGTCATAAGCAGACTGAGCAAGCTCAGCTCGTTCCTCGTCGGAAGTGTTGACCCTGTTGTTGATCTCCTTGACGATGTCGTTGGCAATCGATTCGATGATCGCCTTCTTGCTGTAGATAAAGATGTATACCTGGCCCCCTTCGGTGAACTGCTGACCGACACCGACGATGCACTCGTCGAATCCGTCAGCCTTCCAGGCCTCAATGCTATCTACCAGCTTCATGGAAAGCTCTCGCCTACCCATTCTTCTTCGCTCGCAGTGGACCGTAGCGCAGCGGAGAGATGTCTGACACCAGCATGGTGTAGTACTGCTTGCCGTTGTACTCGCGGTCCTCGTTAAGCTTGCCTACAACGTGAACGTTTGGACGTGGATCCTTCTCCTGGGAGATAGCCCACTCGTACACCTTGCCAACGTGCTCTTCTGCTTCGGCATCAAAGAACCGTAGCGTCACATAGGCGTAGCGGTCAGGTGCGGCATTAGCGCGGTCGCTGTCTGCCCACTCTTCGTACGCCTGCGTCTGCATGGTGCCGTACACTTCGAGATAGTTGTTACCGTTCTTGGATACCTTGTTGACTGGCGTCTTCTTGTCGCTCAGCCAGATGTCTAGTCTTGCCATCAGAATGCAAACTCCTCTTCCACTACATCAGCCTTCTTCTTGGTTGGCTGTTGAACCACACCGTTGAAGAGATCCTTAGCCTTAGCAGCAATGATCTCGTCGTCGGTCTTGCCGTCTGCCTCAGGGTCATCACCTGTTGGGATGAGGAACCCAGTGAGCAGCGCATACTTCAGTGCGCCGGTAGCTGCCTTATACGCAGCCTTGTCGCCGCTGTCCGCCCCTGTGCCGATGGACTGGAACGAGATAGTCTCCCCGGTCTCGCCGTCAGTCAGCGTCCAAGTGAAACGAAGGGTAAGCAGACTCTGCTTGCCAGACGGAGTAAGCCCCTCGCTAATCACGTCGATATTGGTCGGGGTCATAGACACGCCAAGCTTGCTCAGCTCAGCACGTACCTTGTCCGCAACGGCGGAAGCCTGTACGAACTTGTACCCCTGGGCGGTATTCGTGCCGCCCTTCTGCACGTAGCCAACGGCCTCCATGACCTTGGCAATCTTGGTAGCTAGTGTGCTCTTCATGTTACCCCCTGCACTTGGTGAGCCACTGGCATCCGCCACATGGCCACATCTTCTTTGGATCCTTGCCCTCCGGCACCGGGAGCTGGAACGGGATACGCCCCTGCTCCTTAAACTTATTGCCGACCTCGAGAACCCTGATGGCCCTATCATACCACTCCCTGTCAACAGTATACTCACTGATCAGGAAGTCGTCCTTGCTGACGTACACCACGCGAGCAGCGACCTTAACGCTAGGGTCAAGCGTACGCTCAAGGGACACGGCATAGCTGGCAGCCTGGATGGCGTGCTCTGGCTTCGGCCCCTTCAGATACTTGAACCCGTTAGAGTTCATGGACTTCATCTCGATGACCTCGAGCTGGTCAGTGTCGGCCCACTGTACTAGGTGGTCGATGTTGCCAGAGAAGTTGTACTCAGGCATCTCGACTGGCACCTCCGACTTAAACACAGAGAACTGGCCGGAAGCCCTAAGGTTCCGCTCGAATGCCTCTGCGATGACGTGCCCCTGCTCGAAGATGCGGTACAGCCGATCCTCGAATGGGTTGGTGACAGGCTCGCCAGTCGCCTCGTAGTACTGCTGACGCAGGCACGAGCCCAGCTTGCTGCCACGGAAGAACGTACCGGAAGGACGATCCTTACGGTTAGCTTTCAACCCCAGGTCGAACGCCTTAGCTATTGTGTTCATAGCTCCTCCTAAAACTAAAAGACCCCCAGTGGGTCCGTCCACTAGGGATCTTAGTACACCCCGGATGGGATGTCAAGCGTTACTTCTTACGTGCGATCAGGCAGCGCTTGTGCGGCGCATCCCCCTTCGAGCTAGCAATCTGCTTGAGCTCAGCCCAGGTTACAGGGACGGCGTACGTCTCCTTGCCAGTGCCGCTCATCGTTGGGTCCGCCCACTCTAGGCCGTCAGCCGTTAGGGCAGCGCAGGTCATGTGGCCATACGGCTTGCCTGGCTTGCGCTTCTCGCGGTCACTGTGCCACTTGCTCATGATTACGTTCGGGTAGTTGTTAGCCTGCTCAACGTTGATCAGTACTACAGCCCCACCCTTTACTGCGTCCACTACGGACACCCAGTCCTTAGCGTACGTCACCTTAAGCCCAGCCAGTGGACCAGCCTTGACCAGCTGTGCCAGCGATGTTGGGTCAGGCAGGCCATCCCGGTCCTTGCGCCCGACCTTCTCGCCCCACTCGATACCATCATCAGACGTGAACGTCGAGCCTGTCAGATAGTTGGCAGCGCAGGCTAGCGTAGCCCACGCGCAGTCATCCATCCAGTTGTCGCTGATATCCTTAGTCTTCTTGCCTTCGATGTTATCCGTTTGCGTTACGATCTTTAGCTTACTCATATCTTCCCCTTCTCTAGAATCAGCCGTGCGATATCCATCCAGTTGTTGCTAAAGCGAAGACCACGGTCGTCGATGTACGCCAATGCTGGTGGCTTACCCTTGCCAGCATAGACAGCATCATATGGTACCTCCCACTGATTGAGCAGGTTGACCATCTCGTTCTCTCGCTCGATGCGATCTTGCCAGTTCTCCCAAGACCTGGCCGAGTGGACAAGGATCCTGTATCCCTGCTCTCGCAGCATGTGCAGCGCCTCCACGCAATCCTTCGCAGGCACCAACGTGCCGAAGACCCTGACGACAATAGTGTCGTCAAAGTCCACGGCGATGGTCTTATCGAAGTGTTCCTGGATCTGGTCTTCGGTCATCGGTGAAGGATAGTCACCATCGGCTTAAGCTTGGCGTACACATCCCGGAGGACCAGCACGTCCGCCTCGCAGTGCTCGATGATCTTCTCGTATGCTTCTCGGTCACCATGATCCGCATCGTCCCATGTACGTGGGTCAAGCGGAGTCTTCTTGTTCTCGACACCGAAATACTTCGACACGTTGTCAAGCGACTTACGGCCAATCGCAATCGACGAGCCAGTCGCTTTGTACATAAGGTCGAGATGCATGCGTGGATTGTACGGTTTGAATCCGTGATACAGCATGCGCGAGTTCAGTACCGGTACGTCAAACAACTTAGAGTTCCAGCCTACGATCACGTCGTACTTGTCGAGTTCTTCGCAGTATGCCTTCACGAGCACGCTATCATCCTGCCAATTCTTGCCAGGATGGGTGTCGTGGCTAAGCGTGATCACATTGCCCAAGCTATCCGCGATGGATCCACAGAGCATTCGGCGCCAGTTACTAAACGTAGTCTCGATGTCGAAGTAGGCAATGTCAATGCCCACAAACGGCGGAGTCTTCGTTGCCTTGCGCTGCGGCGGGAGAAGATCCTCAGGGATCCCTTCAGCATAGCGCTTATGGAACTTCTGTACCTGGTCCTTGCTCATGTTGAGCATCTCGCCTATCTTGGTGAATGAAAGACCCTGCTCCTTCAGAGCCCCCACTCGTTCCACTAAGTTAGCTTTTGCCATTACTTACCTCCATTTGTCAAGGCGTCGTACACCTTGGCTGCCAGGGTTACGATACCGCCCACAATGGACGCCACGATCCCTGCCTTCCATTTTGCCTCTAGATCGCCAGCTTGTCTAGCCTTCCGCACAGCTTTGTATCCGGCAGCGTCCATCTCTAGGGCACGGATACGCACGTCAATCTCGTCTAGCTTAGAAAGCAGGATCTCGAACTGCCCGCGTGTCATAGCTGGAACCTGTCTGGTCGATTATTAATACGAGGGGCGTTTGGTCTCGCCGTGCCGCTTGGTCCAGGGTTTCCAGGCGGTGGTGGAGGAGGAGCTGGAGGTGGCGGGGCAGGGGGCCTTGGGTTTGTAGTATCCTTGCTTGGCTCAGGGGACGGGTTAGCCTTCCTCTCCCATGTAATGGCAGGCCCCTTGAACTTATTAGGCTTGACCAGGTCGAGAGCTAGCCGCTCTGTGCCATCGATCTTGGCAACCCACTGCATGCCGCCAACGTTGTAGTTACCAGACAGCTCGTCGCCGCCTACTGTAACGCCCTTTCGCCTCACCACTACCTTGACCGTCTCCCCCAGCTTTGGCGTTCCGGACATGCCGATTGGCCCAAACTGCTCTGTTCGCAAAGACACCCGGATGGACTGCACATCTGCATCCTGGCCGTAGTCGTTGATAATACCCTGAGCGTAGTTGCCAGCAGCGTCGGCAGAGAGGAACCCTCCCTGGCTTATTACGGAGGGCAGGGCAGGGCTAGAAGCAAGAACCCCAGCGGCAACCTTGACGGCACCCTTAGTCTTTGCCCCGCTTGACCCCTCAGTGCTGGCCCCGATGAGGAAGTCCGTGGTAGGGATTACCCTTGCGGACGTAACTTTAGAACTCCTCTTGTTTGTTACATTGAAGTCTAGGATCTGCCCTGGGTAGATAAGGGTATACTGTGGGTTTGGCGAGACAGAGTGGTTTACAATAAGCTTCTTGCCGTCGGGCGACCCAGAGGGTACCCCATAAAAGTTAAATACAACCTTCTCGCCATTAATCCTGGAACTCATTTCGATGTCAGCCAGTTCACGCATGAAGTCTACCGGGCCTTGACCTGCTGTTACGTACGGGTGTTTGGTTGTTGTTGGTGTTCCTAGGTGCTCTACTGACATGAACTGGATCAGAGGCTTGCAATTCAAAGATGCCTTTGTCATTGTTCCTCCTGTTCCAGTAATGACGATAGGTGCAGTTGGTGGTGATGGCTCAACGATGTATACAGACTTACGATCAGTAGAGAAAGAAGAGATCTGGAAAGTGCCATTAAAAGATGAGGTAGAAGAACCGGCCACAGTAACAGTGTCGCCAGCAGAAACGTTGGGGGCAACAGCGGTAGCCATAGTGTAGATCTTCCAGTACCCAGTAACACCGGATGGAGATACAGATGTGGCATTATTGCTAATAGCACTAGTGATTGTGGTGACAATATCGGGATAATCATCTGACCTGTCTAGGATATTGGCTGGGTCGTTAGCATTGAACAGGTTATCGAATGCTGTATTGATTGCGTTGGTCTGTAGGCCAGCAGTAAACGTTGACTCTGGTGCCCTAGTGGTTGCGCCCCAGATATACTGGTTGTAGTCAGCGGTTAGGTCTGAAGGGCTTAGGTTTCCATAGTAGTATGGTGTCACGTAGAACTCGTAGCTAACACCTTCTGACAGGATCGAAAGAGTTCTATTTAGATCCACTCCTGTGTGGTCTTCTGTGGTTGAGTCGTAGTTAGATACTGGTCGCAACTTAACGGTAAAGTTCAAACCACCGTAACCTCCACCGGTGTAGCCAATATCCAGATTGCTTGCAGCGATATAGTCGTCGAACTCTACCTTCGCCAATGGGCCGCCGGGGTTGGCACTGATAATGAATCCAATCTTTCCCTTAGCTGATGCGCTTGTGCCAATGGAGAAGTTGCCCTCGATAAGCTTACCGGTCTCTCCGTCCTGGAACTCGTTTGCGGCGCTGCTTCTCCAGATGTATAGTGCGCCCTTCACAATAACGGTGCCAGTCTTAACTCCGCTAACTTCCTCGTACTCCACAGTGACCGCATCTCTGGTCCCTGTTGGGTTTGTGCTGGCCGATGCTACCCCGGAGTATGCTGAGATCTTACCAACATTGGAGTAGGTAGAGTCAGTTGATGAAATAGCATAGCCCTCAGAGGCCTTCGCTCGATCCTTAGAAACGGCAGCGGCGATAATCGCCTTAGGTGTTGTGGACAAGATTGCAGTGGTATCCAAGTTTGGGATTGCCTTAGCCCCTAGCTCTGGCCCATGGATTGGAGTGTAGTACTTGTTCAGTGTGGTCATGTAGTCAGCCCCGCTGACCACTACTTCGTTAACCCCAGCATCATAATCAGTGATGAAGCCTGACTGGATTGTGTCGTAGCTACTGCCGTTCCATCTCTGGATAACGTAGTGCTGGTTGAGTGGGTCGATTAGCGGGATAGCAGGATGGTCAACTGGTAGGGTAAAGTACATTGAGCCTGAGTCATTAGCATATAGCTGGACACCGACGTCTCGGGCATCTTTGATAACAGCAACAATATTGCCCTGCCAGAACTCGTCGGCGGCATTGTATGCGTTCATCTGCCTGATGACTACGATTGTCTTAGCTGCCATTAAAGGATAGCCTCTCTAATAGTAATGCTTACGGTTTGGCCGGACTGCCCTACCACAGTGATTGATGACGTTCCTGGGGGGATACTAAAGAACTCATAGCTAGAAAGCGTTGATGAGTCCGTAGACGTGCCAGTCTTAAACGTGTCTGTAACGGTCGATGTCTCAGCCGTATGCTCAACGGTCTCGCTACCAAGCGTGACCGAAACAGTTGTCGAAGATGTAATGTTCCATGTCACAGTAGGCCATGCGATTGTTGTCCCGCTGTTGACAACAGACAGGGTGCCGCTACCAGTGCGGCTAAAGGTTGACGCTGTCTCGAAGTATTTGTATGGGTCTTCTGCCATGAGGCTAATCGTGCATCGGACAGAGTACCCTCTGTTTGGGTCGCCAGCAGCGGACGATGCATCTGTCACGAATCTCGGCAGGGCCATTGGCCTAACCATCATGTACAGGCTGTAGCTCCCTCCGACCTTTGGCTGGGTGAACGAGAGCTTTCTATGCCCGTCTGCGCCCAGCGCTGGGTACGTACCGGTATCTGCGGCCTTTGGCTGTGCCTGTAGCGCCGCATTAAGAGCGGTAATCTTATCCCAGAAGTCTCCGTAGCTGCTGCCGTATACCGACAGACCAATGTTAATAGTTCGTGCAGACAGGTACGGGTCGTAGCTATCAACGCCATCAACGAGCGGGGTGTCCTCAGTGAACGCCGTGATTGGCACTGACGAGAAGTCAACCTGCTCGATTAGGTAGCCAGAAGCTGGGGCTGAGCCAATGGCGTCAGGGTCCCGCAAGCTGTTAATGTCCAGGGGCGCTGCACCTGGGCGCTGGATAGTTACTGCTGCGCTAAGATCCATTAGGGTGTCTTCCTAACTCGGCGGACCGACTTAGAGATTCTATCCCATCGTCTGTCTGCCGCACTATATAGCTGGGCAAGCTGGATGCTGTTTGTGTCTGACGATCCCGACGCGACTTGCCATTGCTGGAATCGCACGCGGTCAGAGATCAGCATGAACATTGCTTCTTTCTGGACCCAGGAACGCACGGCGTTAATACCGTCGTCGTCGAGCTCGATAGAGGACGCGTCAGTCGTGGGCTGGGTATAGTGCTTGTATCCAAACACCCGCAGTGTAGATCCGTCAGGCAAGACGAGATATGGTGGCATGTGCAGCTTTCCATCAAGGAAGTCCCATCCACCAGTAGCCTGGGCGTCTTGGGCAAACGGGACCGAAGCGACAAGCTTGCTGTTTTTGTATGCATCAACACGGTAAACAGTGTCAAGCGTAAGCGTGTTGATAGTGAAGAAAGCTCCGACGGCAGGAGCTGTGTAAGCAACTTCTTCATAAGTCTCCTGTGGGCGAATGCGCGAGACCTCCTGGACGCCCCACTTGATCATGTCGTTGAGCTCATCATTGCTCCATGTAGTGGTAGCCCCGGAGTCACGCAGGTCTCGCCGTACTATAGTCCTGAGTGCTGATAGGGTGATAGCCATAAGGTCTCCTTGCGGCTCCGGGGGCCGGGCCTAAGCCCAGCCCCCTTCGCCAGTTACTATTAGAGCGCGGTTGCAGTCGACTCGATGCGGAGGTATCGAGGCTGGCCGGTCGAGGTGTTGCTACCATCGAACTCACCAGTCGTGCCTTCGCCGCGAAGGATTGCACCGAAGCGCATCTTGAAGCCAAGCGTTGCAACCTGGGCGATTGGATCGCTGTGGTCGCCGCCCGGAGCTACGAAGTAGCTCTGAAGCGTCTGGCTGTCGCCAACGATGTAAGCGTCCGGCCCGAAGAGGAAGGACGAGTACACGTCTGCGGAGCCGCCGCCGGCACCAGTGAACACCTTTGCGCTCGGGGAAACGAGGAAGCGCACACCAGCGTACGCGCCGATCTCTCCGTTGAGGAGGTCGAGCGACTTGGTGTACTTCGTTGCCTCGAGGAAGCCGTTGGCGCTGGTATCCGTCAGGAGGTCGAACTCGACCGCAGGATGGATGATGCAGCGGTAGAAGCCGTCAGCAAACGTAGGAACGTTTGCAGCCTTGAGCTTCGCAACAGCCTTCTTGATTGTAAGGCCAACGACCCCGTCGTTGCCACCGGTTCCAACGTTGGCGCGAGCCGTAGCGTCGCCAGCGTACATAACGTTCGTCCCCTGGTTGATAACATCACGGATGATGTTGTCCATCGACTCGGTTGCTGCGCGAGCAAGTCGCTCGGAAGCAATCGAGATCAGATCGTGCGGGCTGTCGAGCTGCGCAAGATCGGAAACCTTGAGGACCTTACCATACTGCTTCGGGACGAACGACTCAGTCGTGATCGTGAGATCATACTCAGCCGGCGATCCTGCTTCGGTAAGGGTGTCCGCCACGCCAAGCGGCGTGAGGTCTGGGT